GAGCTGCGCGGCCTCGGTATCGTCTACGAGGATGATGTCGCCAGGATGGTGCGTGCCGTTCGGTCCGCTGACGATGGTGTAGAGCTCTATTTTTTTCATGGGTTGGTCCTTCCGCGGAGTGCGATCTGGAATCCAGCCGTTGCCCGGATGCCGTCTGCCGAAATGGTGATCGCCCTGATTTTTAAGTCGTCCTTACGGCGAAGAGGTACCCAAATAGGAAGAGGGATGGCGCTCGGGCCCGCATTTGAGGCGCTCCCCGCCACTACGGCCGTCTGCCATGCCGTCCCGCCGGCCGGTCGGAGTCGAACTTCCCATTCGACCGCGCCGGACACGACGGAGTTCGTTACTGAAAAGAATACCGCGGCGAGGTGCGCCGTCTGGATGTTGTTCGGGACGCTGTAATTGGCGATCTGGCTCCGGCCGTATCCAGGCAAAATCCCAGAGGCCAAAACCCCGCCGACCTCTAGGATGATTATCCCGGCGTTCACGCCTCCGGTCCCGGCCGAGACGATCTGGACCCTGTTTATCCTAAGAAATTGTTTTTGTAGATTAACCCAGGCCGTTCCGTTGAGGATCGCGGTCTCGCGGATGAAGTTCCATTGCGCGTCGAGCCCGTCGATTATGGCGGCCCTGGCTCCGGTGCCGACCGCCGTGTCGTTGGCATTCGTCGATCTGATGCGAGTCGCCGCGGCCGCCGGAGGAAAATAAATATCCGGTCCCACCTGGTCCCAGATATCCTCGGGCATGTTCGCGGCCAGCAGGTTCGGGTGATGCCCGAACTGCATGAAGAGCTCGTAGCCGATTTGCTGAATGTCGCCTTGCATCTCGCCTCCCGATCTGGCCGGCGAGGGCGCCGGAGCGCCCCCGCCGACCTTTTCGGATCGGTCTACTTAGGCCGTGCCCTCGTCCGGCGAGCCGTGGACCTCGCTGGCCGCGACGCCGCCCGGCTGCTCGACCGGCTGCTTGCGCGCGCCGTACTTGATCGCGATGATCCCGTCGATCACCGAGTCGGCCGTTCCGCGGTCGACCACGATGCGGACGTAGCGCTTCTGCGGCCGCTTGATGTCGAGCACCGCCACCGAGTCGTCCTTGGTGTCGTCGAGCTGCGCCAGGGCGCTGCCCTCGAGGTCGGAGTAAGCGTCGGCCACTCCGTCGTCGTCGGACTGCTGCGCCTTGACGTCCACCGTGCCGGTGGCCGTGATGGCTCCAACGGCGACGATGAACATGATGCCCTCGGCGTTGTCTTTGTTGACGCCGTCCGAAAGGACCTGCGTCTGTCCGGCCGCCACCGCCGCCTTGGGGCGGTGGACCTTTACTGCGGGGAGTAGGTTCTCCATGTTTCCAGTTCCTCCTGTCTCCTTGGTCTATCCGCTCCGGCTTAGCTGGCCGCCAGCTGGATGCGAACGAAGGGCTCTCCGAGGACGGGCATGCCGTCGCCCTCGAGCCTGCCGATGAAGCCGGTCTGGTTCTTCTCGGCGTAGAGCTCCACCAGGCGCTGGATTTCGAGGTCCATGCTCCGGGCGATCCAGTAGGCCGAGAAGTCGCCGAACATGCCGACGTACTTCGAGGCCGTGAACGTGTTCGGGACGAACTCGCTCATCAGGACCGGGAAGCCGAGCAGCCGGTCGGGCTGGCCCGCCTGCATGCTCTGCTCCCAGAGGAACTTCCCGTCGTTGTCCTTCAGCTTGGCGATCTGCTTGACCGCTTCGCGGGAGAACAGCCAGCGGGCCCGCGCCCAGTACTGCGCCTTGAGCGCGTACTTGACCTCGAGGAGGTTGTCCTCGCCGATGCCGGTCGTGGTGTTCCCGGTGCTCACGTCGCGGTCGGTGTTGATGCCGTCCGCGCTGGCCGTGAAGAGGCCGAGCGGCTTGCCGGCCCCGTTGCCGGTCATGTAGGCCTTCTCGGCCGTGACGGCGAACTTATAGCCGAGCCGCTCGCGCACGAGCGCCTCCGCTCCCTGCGAGGCCAGGCGCAGCAGCTTGTTGCTGACCTTGATGCGCTTGGCGAGCGGGTGAGGCTTGAGCTCCCGCTTGCCGAACTTCATGGCGCTGTCCTCGCTGCCGGTCCCGAGCTCCGTCGTCCAGTCGGAGTCGCTCGGGTCCGCATCGAGCGTCGGCGCTCCGAGGCTCGAGGACTGCGCGAGCGTGTGGACGGTGGCCAGGGCGGCGATGACGACCTGATCGTCGACCGCCTTGATGAGCTCCATGACCATCTGCTGCGGGGCGAGCAGGAAGCCGCCCTTGGTGTCGACGTCGGCCTGGAGGTCGCGGAGCTCCTTGGTGACGTTGCCGGTGCGCAGCCAGGAGCCGAAGGCCTGCCGGTACTCCTTGGTCGCGTGCGGCGCGGCGCGCTCGCCCTCGCCGGCCTCGGGCGCGGGCTTGCCGCCCTCGGGGTTCTCGATCTTGCTGACCTCGGTCTCGAGCTCGGCCAGGCGCTCCTCGCGCTGCAGTTCGCTCTTGAGGGACGTGACGTCGTCCATCATGGCGTTGTAGCGCTGCTCGTCCTCGGTGGCGAGCTTGCCGTCCTTGGCGCCGTCGAGGAGCTTGCGGGCGTCGCCCACGAGCTTGCCCATCTTGCGGCGCAGTTCCAGAATCTTGTTCATGCGGTGATCCTCCTTTACAGAATTTCTGCTTCGATGAGGTCCAGCCGTCGGCGTCGCATCTCCACATCTGAGTGCCCGTTCTCGGGCGGCTCGTCGTCGCCGTCGGAGTGCCCGTTCTCGGGCGGCTCCGTCGGGAGGAGTGCTTGTATCGCTGCGTGCGCTGACCTCAAAACTGCCGTATCCGCTTCGCCGAGTTTGCCGGCCCTGGCGCTGCGGATGGCTGCGGCGAAGGCCTTGGCATCGATGCCGAGGTCCTTGGCCGCGTTGCGGACCTGGACGTCCGTGGCCTCGTAGGCCGGAAAGGTGACCGGGGAAACGTCGAAGAGCCGGACCTCGATGAGCTCCCGGCGCATTTCGCCGTCCTCCTCGTACCAGCGGTCCTTGACCGTGTTGAATCCGAAGCTCATCTGGTCGACGTCGCCGCGCTCGATGCTCTTGGTGAAGTCCCGAGCCCATTGCGCGTCCGGCGGGTCGATCTCAACGGCGAGGCCCTTGTCGTCCTCGCGGAGCGTGAGCGTACCGTTTTTGGTCCGGCCGAGGACGTAGTTCTCGTCGTGGTTCCAGAGGGCGCGGACGTCGCTCTCCCGGATTGTCTTGGAGAATGCGCCCTTCTTGATGGTCTCGCGGAAGCCCATGATCGGGACCGAGAGGCTGTCGAATACCGCGGCGTGTCCGCGGATTTTCGGTCGCTCGCCTTCGGCCGCCTCGACGCGGAGCTCGCTGATCTTGAAGGTCCGGCGCAGGTCCTTTTGGGTTATGTCCGAGCGCATGGGCGCCGGCTCGACGCCGGCCTCGCGGAGGTGGCGCGCCAGGTGATTCCATACTTCACGGCGCTCGTCCTCGGGCACCTCGCCGCGGCTCGTCCCGTTGAGCTCGGCGATCGCGCGGATGATGGCCCGCGTGTTGGCGTCGCCGGGGTCGCCGGCCTCGTCCACGGAATGGTGCAGGAATTTATAGGTCTTGGGATCGCCGGGGTCAGAGATTAGGTCCTCCCAAGCGAAGAGGCGGTGATAGTAGTCCCGGCCCTGCTTGCCGCGGACGCGCTCGAGCTGCGCGTCGTTGTCCCAGTCGACCGACGTCCAGCCGGTGCTGTGCTGCGGAATGGCCTGGCGCCGCTCCGGATCGTTGGCCGGCAGCGCGGCTGGCGGCTCATTGTTGGTGCCGGTTTCTTTGCGCTTCTGGCCATTCTTGGTCTTGGTTTTCATGCCTTCCTCCTCATGCTGGTGCGATGCCGCAGTCGCATCCCTGGTGAAGCGGTGGATGCCCGATGTTGGTGAACGTCGTGAGCGTGTGCGTGGCCCCGGCCGGCAGCAGGCCTTCTCCCTCGGCGACGAATGCGGAGTTAATCTCGACGCTCTTGCCGTTGAGGTTGTCGCAGTACGAGCAATTATCGCCGAATGTGATCCAGCGGATCGTCAGAACGCCGACGCGGCGCCAGACGGCGCGCGTGATGAAGTTCCCTTCCTGCACGGTCTCGCGCTTGGCGACCTTCTCCGGCCGGCGCTCGTCCCATTCGTCGAAGCGCTTGTCGAGCGCGGCGATCGGGTCTCGCTTCTCGGCGACCGCCTTGCGGACGACCTGGCGCAGCTGGCCGTGGCTGCTATCGGCGTACCGCTTCGACATGGCCTCGCCATAGCCGGTCTGGATCGGCTGGATATCGGCCAGGCTGACCGGCTGGTTGCCGACCTCGGTGGCCGCGACTGGAGCGATCGCGTCGCTGAGGCCCTCGATCGCCGGCTGAAATTCGCGCTGCACGAAGGAGCGGTGGTCGATGTAGAAGTCTCCGAGGTAATGCTCGAACTCCTGCGCGTCGCGCTGAGCGAGGAGCTTCTTGGCCTGGCGCATGATGTCGTTGCGCTCGCGCCGGAGGACGCGCGCGGCCGTGGCTTTGAAGATGGGCTCGAAGCTCCGCTGGATGCGCCGGCGGTGCGCCGCGGCCCTGACCTCCTTGGTCTGGCCGGCCGCGCGGCCTTCTAGGTCTGCCGGCGTCGGGGCGGGCTCCGGCTGCGTGCCGGTGTCGGCAGCGGCCGGGGAACCGACCTCGACCATGTTCATGGGCACGAGGTAGCTCTTGCCTTTGCCGTCCGCGAGCGGGTTCATGTTCTCCATCTCGCGGATGTCGTCGGCGCTGAGCCAGCCCCATTGCCGGCCGACGGCATATCCCTCGTTGCGGGTCTTGGTGTCGCCGCGGAGCAGGCCGGCGATGAGGTGCTCGGCGAAGTAGGTCTCGCGCTCGTCATCGGAGAATAGCTTGGTCAGGATTTCCTGTTCCCACCTGATGAGCCACGGCCGGAGCGTGTCGGTGACGTAGTCGATGCTCTGCTGCTCGACGTTCGAGAATGTCGCGCGCTCGAGGTCTCCGAGCTTGTGGGGCGGGATGCGGTAGAGGCGCGCGATCTCGGTGACCTGGAATTTCCGGGTCTGCAGGAATTGCGCGTCCTCGGGCGGGATGCCGATGCGCTCCCACTTCATGCCCTCCTCGAGGATGGTCATCCTCTGGGCGTTGTTGAGGCCCTTGTGGCGCTCGGTCCAGCTGTCTTTGATGCGGGCGTAGGCCTTATCGCTCAGCTGGCCGGGGTGCTCGAGGATGCCGCCGGGGTCCGCGCGGTTGCCGAAGAAGGCCGCGCCGTATCGTTCGGTGGCGATGGCGAGGCCCACAGCCTCACGCGCCTCGCCGATCGGGGAGAGGCCCTCGAGCCCGTTGAGGCTGAGCCCGCGGAGGTCGAGTACTCTCTCTTTGGCGAGCAGACGCCTATTGCCGTCGCCGATGCCAGAGCCGACGCTGACGTCATAGACGAGCTCGCCGTCGATGCGGCGCCGCGCGACGCGGGTCGGGGTGATCGGCCAGAGCTCACGGACGCGGCCGCCGCCGTCGCGCACGATCTCGGCGAAGGCGTTGCCGCGCAGGCCGAGGTGCGCCTGCAGGGTCTCGCGCAGCTGCATGGCGGTCATCTCTGGGTTGGGCTGGTGGTGAAGTACTTTGAAGAGCGGGTGATCGGTGGCGCGCTCCTTGCCGCCGGATGAGAGGCGCCGGTATGTGATGAGCGGGAGGGAGGCGACGTCCTCTGAGATGATCTTGATGGCGGCGAGGACCGCGATGCTCCGCGTGGCTGTCTCCTCGCTGACCTGAACGCCGCTCGCGGTGTCCCGGCCTCCTCCGAACCAGTCCACGAGCCAGCGGGCGGGGTCCTTGAGCGTCGTGGTGGAGCCGGAGGATGCTCGGAACATCGAGCGGAGGCGCTCTAAGAATCTCATATCGCCCTCAGCCCTCGCTCATCGTAGACGCTATCATGAGTTCCCCCGTCATGTCTGATCGCTCTGTCGAGCGCCATGATTCCGGCGACGATCCCGTCGATGCGGCTGGTGCTCTTGGCCTTATCCGGCTTCATGTTCTCGGCCGAGTCCATCTTCATCACCACGTTGCTGGCCATCCACCGAAGGATGGCGTGACTGCCGTGGTGGATGCGGCGCTGGAGCGCGAGAGCCAGCAATTCTTTGCTCGGTGCGCTCATCGAGCCGAATCCTTGGCCGAAAGGTATCATTTTAACGCCTTCATCGCAAAGGTCCTGCTGGATTTTTGTCGCGCCCCATCGATCGTATGCGACCTCGCGCACGTCGAAGAACTCGCGCAGAGCGAGGATGTCCTTGATAATAATTTTGTAGTCGATCACGTTCCCCGGCGTCGCCTTCATGAGCCCTTGCTTAACCCAGAGGTCGTAGGGCACGCGGTCCTTCCTGACGCGCTCGCGCATGTTCTCCTCGGGAACCCAGAAAAACGGGAGCCACTTGAAGTCCTCTTTGATCTGGAAGCAGAGGACGAAGGCGGCGATATCGGTCGTGCTTGCGAGGTCGAGCCCGCCGTAGCATGGCATGCCTTCGAGCTCGCTGGCGACGACGCTGCCGGCCGTGGCGTCCCAGACCGCCATCTTCATCCAGCGCTTGTCCTGCTCGGTCCATTGGTTCAGGTGCAGGCGCCGGAAGGCGTTCTCGAATCCCGGCAGCTGCTTGGCCTTCTCGCATTTTGCGGCGAGGTATTCCTCTGTCACGGAGATCCCCATGTTCGGGTTTGCCTTGCGCCATTCCTTCGGGTCCGTCCAGTCGACCTCGCCGTCCTCGCGGTCCTCGGGCCCTGGGTCCGGGAAAATGACGGGGAGGAAGGCGTCGTCGACGATCTGCCTGCGGAGCACCTTGATGGCGTAGTCGTGGAGCTCCCAACAGATCGAGTTTCGGTCAAATCCGGCCGTGGTGATGATGAAGAGGATCGGCTGCCGCCGGCTCCCGGTCGAGGTGTCGAGGACGTCATATAGCTCCCGGTTTTTCTGCGCGTGGAATTCGTCGAGGATGACGCCGTGGGCGTTGAGGCCGTCCTTGTTCTTGGTGTCGCCGCTGATGACGCGGTAGACGCTCTCGGTGGTCGGATAAACGATCGAGCTGCGGTATTTCTTGGTCCGGCGCCGGAGCTCGCGCGATCGCTGGCGCATGGCGACGGCCCGCTCGAACACGATGCGCGCCTGGAGCGCGTCGACCGCGCCGCCGTAGACCTCGCCTCCCGGCTCGCCGTCGGCCGTGGTCAGGTAGAGCGCGACGCCGGCTGCGAGCTCGCTCTTTCCGTTCTTGCGGGGCACCTCGACGTATGCGGTGTTGAATCGCCGGAGGCCGTTTTTGCGCTTCCAGCCGAAGAGCGGCCGGATAATGCTGTCTCGCTGCCAGGGCTGGAGCTTGAACGGGCGGCCGGCCCATTGGCCGGTGCTGTGGACTAGGAAATTCTCGAAGAACGAGAGGGCGTGCTTTGATGCTCTCTCGTCAAAATAGAAACCGAGCCGCTTCAGACGCGCGGCTTCACTCTCCGGCTTAGGCTTCGGCTTCTCTTTGACGCTTTGGTTCATCCACTCCTTTCCTGTCCCAGTTGAAGAAGTCATCCGGCGATCCGCTGTCGCCGGCCTGCTCGCTCTCGACAGCGATCCGGCTCCGGCCACTCGGCGTCAGACCGAACTCCGCTGCGAGCCTGGCCACCTGGTCGCCGTATCGGCGCGCGATCGTGACGTGCGGCGTGGTCTGGATGTAGCCCGCCGGCGTCTGGAACACGAGACCTGTCTTGTCGATGACCGCCTCGGCCTCTCTCCAGCGCGCGTAGGCCTTGCAGTAGATTTCGAGCGCCGCGCGGTCGGCGAAGCTGTATATCCCCATCGCGCTGAGGATCGGGACGACGCGGTTCCATTCCTCGAGCGCCGCTCCGGTGAGCCAGGTGGACGCCGTAGGGTCGCCCGCCGGCGGCTTGGGCTCGACCTTGATCTTCCGTTTGCCGGGGTTCCCGGTCCTGCGCTTGATGGCGGCGGGCTTGGGTTTGCGGCCGCGCATTATTTGCAGACCTCGCCGAGGCCGCCGCGGTTGATGCAGTAGCGGTCCAGCGGCGA